ATGGTCATAGTAGCCCTATACACTATAGGGATGGATCAAATCTATAAGATCTTCAGATGATACAATTCAAGATAAATGAGAAGCCTTTGTCGGTGAATCTAGCATGGCAGGGAAAGAGATTCAAAACACCTGCCTACAAGGAATATGAAAAAGGAATGCTTTTGAATATGCCTAGGGCTAATATTGAAAAAGATCAGATGCTACGGGTTGAATTCTTCTTTGGCTTTTCAAATAAGGCTTCAGATCTTGATAACCCTGTCAAGTTATTGATGGACATAGCCCAAAAGAAGTACGGCTTTGATGATAAGATGGTCTATGAAATGAATGTGAGGAAGTGCATAGTGAAGAAGGGAGAAGAATTCATTCACATGGGGATCTATAAGATGCTACCATTTTAGACAAAATTCACCCTTAAAATTTGGATATTAATTTTTATCCTATATTTGAAGAAATAACAAACCAAATGAGCGTAGAAGAAGGACTACTGATCAGAAGATCAAGAAAGAAAAGCGGATACACACAGCTAGAACTTTGCAAGAAGTTAGGACTATCTCATGCCCCTATCAATCAGGTAGAGAATGGATGGGAAAGCATAAGCCTGTTCAATCTTAGGATGATCTGTGAGGCTATAGGATTGGAAGTAGTGATCAGAGAAAAGAATCAGAATGCCTAGAATGCTACCCAAATCACCACTAGACTATTCTCTTGAGATCCGCTATAGGCTTTCAAGCGGGGAATGGTCAATGTGGATGAATAAGGGAAAAGGTAGCTTTCAAAGTATTGAGATAGTTCAGAGGCAGATCAGACTCCTAGCAGCCTCATATAATGGCAGAGAGAAGGAAGTACGCTTTGAGTGGAACGGATGGCTGTGTGATTTTGCAGGGCTTCCTACGGGCGAAGTAATAAGCCTAAAATGAAAGCGATCGGATGGCTATATGACAATGAATTCAAATATGTATTTCAGAATATAGGGAAGGATCTATGGGAAGATCTCAGGCAGGAGGTAGCGGTGATTGTCCTGGAGTATGATTCAGAAAAACTTAGGGAACTAGAAGCCAAAGGAAAGCAGGTCTTCAAGTTTTGGATAGTTCGGATCTGCTGCAATCAAACGAATAGCAAATACGGGAAGTTCGGCAGGATGTATGCAGCCCTAGTTCCTGTAGAGGATATAGTCAAGTTCATTAAGGAGGAAGAAGAAATAGACAATAGCCAAGCAGTAGCAGACTCAATATCTAAGATAGTAGAGGAACTATATTGGTACGATCAGGAGATTCTAAAGATGTATGTGGAACTTGGTTCAGTGAGGAAGGTATCAAAGCAGACAGGCATTCCACACACTTCAATTTTTATAACCATTAAAAACATTAGAAAATGTATCAAATCACAGCTAGTATATTAGGGGCTATAGGGATCACTTTAATCTACTTCTACATCCTGAACTTTCCTAAATTTTTTAAGAAAGTCACAGGCAGGAATTTAGTCAAGCCTTTTAGCTGTTCCTTTTGTATGTCCTTTTGGATCAGCCTGTTTTTTCTAATCTTAAAAACGGATTTACTAGAAGCGATATTTATATCTAGTATAGTACCCTTCATCTATCTGTATGTGGAGGATCATTTCACCAATAAATTTCAACTATGACACCTGAAGATCACGAACTATTCAAGAAGCACTTTGAACTCTATGAGTGCTACAAAAAACACGCTTTCATTCGCAACTACGATAAGGAAGTATACAATGATTTGATTCACCTATACACTACCTATGTCAATGCGAAGCACAACTTCTCACATTGGTGTAGTAGCTGTAGGGCAGAACTAGTCAACTACCTGTATGGGTGGTATGTCAATGAAGAAAATACTACTTGGTATCGGCAGCAAAGTGAAGAAAGTGCCGAAATACAGGAAGTGCCTTTCAACACAGAAGAACCTGTGATTGAAAACAAGCCGATCAAGAGAAGAAGAAAACCAAATACATAACACATGGACAACAAACCAAAAACCAAACTAGGTAACGGAAAGAAAAGAAGTGATTCATGGATCACGGCTGCTATCTGTATATCTGATGCTGAGGCACACGCTTACACCTACAATGGGAAGAAGTATGTGAACCTGAATATCAACATCTATGATAAGCCGAATGAATACGGCAAGGATGTAGCCATTACCTTAAACGATTACAAAAAGGAAGAAAATAATACCCCACAGGTTAACAAATTCCCTACTACTCCTGGAAATTATCAAGCCGAAGAATACGATCTACCATTCTAAAAAAATCAAACCATGTCAAAATTTCAATTGAATTTCAATAGTGAAAACAAAGTGATCAGCGTAACCCTTGAAGATGAAGAACAGGGAATCTTTGATCTCGCATACTTGTTTAAGAAGTTGCTAGATGATGCAGGTATCCCTAACAAGCTAGAGGAAAAGGAGATCACACCTGTAGAACCTTTGCAGGTAGCAAACGAAAAACTAGACTAATCATTCCCCAAAATTCCACACTATGAAAAAGCCTGAGAGATCCGTCATAGAGAAAGCCATTGTGAAGGCATTTGGAAACCTATCAGCAGCCTCAAAGTCATTAGGTGTAGATAGACATACCCTTTATAGTTGGATTGAACAGGATGGCTTAGAACAGGCTGTAGTAGAAGGCAGGAATTCTAGACTTGATTTCGTAGAAGGGAAGCTAGATCAGAAGATAGATAGCGGTGATACTACTGCTATCATCTTCTTCCTTAAAACTCAGGGGAAGTCTAGGGGATATGTGGAAAGGCAGGAGATCACAGGTGCTGATGGCAAAAAGATATTCGAAGTGAATATTGTGGATGACAGCAACTAGCATCAAAACAAATAAGGTATTCCGCCATCTTGAGAATAGCAATTCAAAGATAGTAATTGAGCAAGGTGGCACTAGATCAGGGAAGACCTATAACATCCTTCTTTGGATCATTTTTTCATACTGCGAAAAGAACAGCGGTAAAATCATCACGATCTGTAGGAAGACCTACCCTGCTTTGAGGGGTACTGTCATGCGTGACTTCCTTACCATCCTGAAGGATCATGAAATCTACTCAGAAGATGATCACTCAAAGACAGCATCAGAATACAGGCTAAATGGCAACACCATAGAATTCATATCCCTTGATATGCCTCAGAAGATCAGGGGTAGAAAAAGGGATTTGCTTTTTTGTAATGAGGCAAACGAACTAACCTTTGAAGATTGGCAGCAGTTACTATTCAGAACGAATGAGAAGGTGATTATTGACTTTAACCCTTCGGAGGAATTCCATTGGATCTATGATCAGGTTCTACCTAGAAAGGATGTAGAATTCTATCAGACTACCTACAAAGATAACCCTTTCCTTGGGGCAGAGATCAAAGCAGAGATTGAAAGACTCAAGGATATAGATGAGAACTATTGGAGGGTCTACGGGCTAGGAGAAAGGGGGCAGAGCAGATCCCTAGTATATACCTTCAGTACTACCAAAGAAATACCAAAGGAAGCAAAACTAGTAAGCTATGGTCTAGACTTTGGCTATAGTTCAGATCCTACTAGTCTAGTGAGAACCTACATCCTAGATGATTCCATGTATGTGGATGAATTGCTGTACAGGACAGGCATGACCAATCAGGACATAGCAAATGAGATGAAGGTACTAGGACTTGACAGAAGTAATGAAGTATTCGCAGATAGTGCCGAACCTAAAAGTATAGAGGAGATCTACAGGATGGGGTGGAATGTGAAGCCTACCATCAAAGGATCTATCAATATAGGGATAGACATCATCAGGAGATACAAGCTATTTGCAACGGAAAGAAGCTACAACCTGATCAAGGAACTTAGGAACTACAAATACATTGAAGATAAAAACGGGCAGATGACTAATAAGCCCGTGGATAATTTCAATCACGCACTCGATGCCTTGAGGTATTCGGTGGTCAACAAGATCACATCAAGCCATCTAGGGAAGTACTCATTCAGATAGATACATCAAACCAAAAAAATATATTTCTTTTTATGTGGGATAAACTTACAGTAGGGCAGTTCATCAGCCTGTACGATATCGAGACA